ACAATGGTCCCCATATCCACTTCTCGTAAAAATAGGTCCCTGAAATACTAATGTTGGTTTACTCATAACTTATTTAATTTTGAACACTTCAAATCTTTTTCTTGGTTTCCAATTTTCAAACACATCCTCAATTCCATTTATTAATTGTTGGGCCATATTAGTATGTGTTAGTCCTGCTTCATTGATAAAAAATTCTCTACCAATTAATGCGTTTGCTTTTCTTTCCTCTTTTGGTGTATTGTACGTTTTAACTATTGCTTGGGCAACATCTTCAATATCAACTCTATCATCCCAAATGTACGGTGTTGGTACTGAACCGGCTAATGCCTGTGCTCTACTCCATACAGGAACAGCCCAAGGACCAGGTTCTGCTTTACCTTCCCACTCTCTCCATTGGTGAAGTGAACCAATCTTAATGTAATCATCCGCAACTAATACGTTACCTTTAACTTTAAATCCACATTGGTCTTGCAATCCACCGGTTACGTTTACAATGATTGGTGTACCCGCCATTACTGATTCTGCAGTTGCTAATCCAAATCCTTCATTGTTAGCGATGTTGATTGTACAATCCGCTATATTATAATTCCAATTCAACTCATGCTGAACTCTTCTTTTTTCCGAAAAACGTATATTAACGTTTGATGCAAGTTCTTCAATTACAGCATATAAGTCAGTTCCATTTTCATCAACAGGTTGTGTGTGCATTACCAATACACATTTATCCGCTTTATCCTTTCCTATAATCTCACAAAATCTTTTATATGCCATTATCACATCGGCAGGTTGCTTTCTGCGAATATTTCTATTACTCCAATACAATACGAAATCATATTCTTTACCACCCAAAATTTCGTTACGATAATCAGCGGGTACTTCGGTTGGTTTGTAAATATCAGTATTAATACCATGTGGTACATACCTTACTTGCCAATCGTTTAAAGTTCTCCATGTTACTTTATCAGTTCTAGAAGTAATTCTCTTTATGATACCATATGTTTGTCTTGAAATACATCCAATCCAATCACAACTCTCATAATAATCTCTATTATACATTGGGTCTGGTAAATCATCCCAAATCGCATAGAATAGGATTGGAATATTTTGTCTGATTTCATGTTCTATATCATACAACCATGTCCAATAACGAGGGTCAGTAAAGTGTAAGATAGCATCCGGTTGTTCCGAATTAATAAGTTGTCTTAATAAATCCGCATTTCCATAACCATTCCAAGGAAGTATTTTTAAACTAGCATCCTCTACTCCATAATTTTTTTGGATATCTTCGCTAACATCCAAAACTTTACCTTGTTCAGGATGGTTAATTGCCGCTCCAACTTGATACCAATCGTATTTATGTATCGTACCCAGTACGAATTCTTTAGACATTGTAGCAATACCACTTGCCATTCTTAAATCATCTGAAAGTAATAGAATTTTTTTCTTTTTTGCCATAACTTATTTTGTTTCTTAAAATTGTGAACCTGAAATTTGTAGTTTTAAGTATTCGTTCATTTCTTTTCTAAATTCTTCGTCAGAAACATATCTTTCAACCGTTCTGTTTACTAATTTTTGTAGTGTAACATCCGAATCAAAAGATACTTTTTTAAATGATGAATATACATCTTTCAAGATTTTCACAGTTGTTAGCTTTGTGTTTTCTTGATTCATTATAATATCGTTTTATATATTTGTATATATAAGTATATAGAAAATAAAAAAACGAAAATTAAGCTTTACCATCACATATTCCTCTATTCATAAATTCGCACCACTTACAATTCTTTTTGTTTTGTCCAGGTACTTTGGGATATGCTATATCTTTGAAATTTCCTTCATCATCAAAAACAGTATTAATAAATTCCATAAATTCATCATATACTTTATTTACAGATGGTGTTCCATTTGGCGGAACGTGCTTTGATATATAAGGAATCGGAAATGCTGAATCTTCAGGCAATTTCCTTCTCATTATCTGATATTCCACTTTTATTTTAGTAATAGGAATATTGAATAATTCTGAATAATATTTTTTATATAATAGGATTTGAGAATTTTTCATCTTATCAGCTTTCTGATACTGATTCCAACCCATTGTAGATGTCTTAAGGTCAATAATGATAATTTCATTAGATGCTAAATCTCTTAATACGATATCTATGAATCCGATAAAATGAACACCTGGTTTGATGTTCGCATTTAATGGAATTTCAATACCAACTAATTCATAACCAGATTTAGAATAAAATTTACTACAATATTTTTTAAACCAAGTAAGAATTCTTCTACCATCACCATAAAATTCTTCCAATTCAATTTGAGTACAAGGAGTACCCTCACTAAGCGCTTCTTTTTCTTTGGTGAAATTTTCTTTCATCCTATCTAATAACAACCTATCCAAATCAATTTCATCGGCTTGTTTTTTAGATACACCATACATCACCGATAAGTAGTGTTGGATTGTTTCGTGCATTGAACTACCAAAAAGAGTATGAATGTTACCAGAACTTTCACCTAATTTATCTATGTAGTTTAACTTATATTGTTGGGGACAGCTACTCCACATCGAGTACTGTGAAAATGATACTTTTGCCATTTGTTTGATTTATGTAAAGATACGAAAAAATGGTGATATTACCAAATTAAACTTTTAACTTTAACTTGGTTATTAATTTAGGTTCTGTACCATACGCCTCTGCAATCCTTTTAATTTCTTCTCTACCTGATACACTTTCGTATAATATATCAAGATATTCAGATGCTTCTTTTGTAGAAACTTCGTACCATTTAGCTACTAAATCAATAATCCATTGTTCATAATCTTTTACCGATTTGCCCTTCATATATCGAAGGTACGATTTACCCTTTGGTATAACACCTATTAGTGCTTTATAAACTGCTTTAGGTGGTGCTTCTTGAATATATGGTTGTATTTCAGCTATCATCTCTACCCAATCAGGGTTCATAGACATGTAACGTATGATTAACCAATTACTCCAAGTTTTTTTATCAGCATCTTCTAGCTTATCCCAATACTTTGGGTCCTGGTCTTTTGTAATTGCGTTGATATGGTCAAATAATCCTTTAGCCATTTGTATCTAAATCTATTTTTGGTTGAGATGACATTTTATCTTTTGCTTCCAATGCTCTTAATTCGATTGGTTTAAGTGGTTCAAATTCTTCACCACAACTACCACATATAAATAAATCAAATGGAATAACCATATCTTGTGCTCCACCAAATGATAACTTCGATAATCTTCTTACCTTTACAGTTGATATGAATTTATCATATCCACAATTATCACACACCATAGGTAATGATTGTGATATATCTACTTTAGGTTGTCCACCAGGTATTTGTGGAACTTCACCTTGTCCAATAATATTTGCCATATTATATTAAATTTAAAATTTGAATTAATGTTGCCGCTGCAATAATTTCTTTATCTATTGCCACAGCTGATTTAGCTACACCATCCCCTAATACAAGAATAACGTTTGCTGTATTTTCTCCCGCGTATTCATCAACCTTATCATATAGTAATGTATAAAGGTCAGAAAAATCAGTTGCCTTTGAATCTAAAATAGCCTGCCTAACATTCATATATTTATTTCTCTTATCATCTTTTGATTTAAGAATTTCCAAAACTTTCATCTTGTAATCATTCTCTAAAAGATTCTGAACATCTACCTGCAATTTACCTTTAAGAGAGTTCAATTGACAAGTATTAATAATTTTACGAATATCCGGATAAGATGAATCTATGATTGGAACTAAATCTTTCGGGTCGAATTCAACGCTTTCCGCTCTTAAAATCTTACTCATTTGAATAGCCACATCCTTTTTAGTAGGTGGAGTTATTTGGAAAGTTTGACAACGGCTTTGAATTGGTTCGATAATCTTTTCAACATAGTTACAGGTCAAAATAAATCTACAATGTTTCGAAAACGTTTCCATTAAGTTACGAAGGATTGCCTGTGCGTTTGGTGTCATATAATCAAACTCATCTAATATAATGATTTTATATTTTTTAAAACCCATAGATGATGCAAAGTTCTTCACCTTTGTTCTTACGGTCTCAACGTTATTCTCATCCGATGCGTTTAGAATCATATAATCACAATCAATCGATTTTATAATCAATTTTGCCAATGTTGTTTTGCCAGTACCCGCTTTTCCAAAGAACAAAAGATGTGGTACATCTTCGGTTTCTATATAACCCGCTACTTTATTTTTCAAATGTTCATTACCTACATAATCATCCAATTTAGATGGGCGATATTTTTCTACCCATAACGAATGATTTATTTGTTCTTCTTCTTTAAATTCAAACATATTTTTATTTTTTAATTTCCTGTTGAGCCGAATCCACCTTCACCTCTTTCGGTATTTGATAATTCTTCTACTTCTTTAAATTCTATTTCAGGATGTGGTAAGATTATAATTTGTGCAATTCTATCACCTACTTTATAGAAAGTGTTTGTATCAATATCAGATACATCACTTGCCTTTACTTCATCGTACATTCTTTCACTACCAAATAACTTATTGAATGTGGCTTGTAATTCTCCTCTATATCCACTATCAATTACACCTACTGAATTACTTAATTGTAAACCTGTTTTCCTAATAGATGAACGAGGGAATACCAATCCTACAAATCCTTCCGGTATTTCTAATGCGATACCAGTACCATACGATATTTGGTCTGGTGTATCTTTAAGAATTTCAGTTGCTACCAAATCCATTCCAGCATCACCAGTTTTGGCGTATGTTGGAATTACAGCATTAGGCTTTAGTTTCTTTATTTTCACTTGCATATTCTTCGATTTTTTCGTCAAAATTTTCTAAATCAGCTTGATTAAGTTTAAAAGCTTCTCTTTGTGCGTTTCTCATTTCTTTTCCAATATCAGAAATTTCTCTAGCGTAAATTTTAAATGTTTTTCCTGATTTACCATTTGTAAATGTAATGTATGAGTTTTCCCCATTAGTTATTTCAAAAATGATTTTAGGATTTTCATCTGCACTAATTTCAGGATCAGTCCAAGCGAAAACTTGTGGTTCATCTTCATCAAATTGAAAACACCATTCACAATCTTCATATTTTTTTTGCTCTACTATGTTTAAAGTAGCTTCTGGTTGCAATTCAACCACTTCTTCTTTTTTTGTTTTTTTAGCCTTTGCCATAATTTATTTTTGTTTTACAAATATACGAAAAAAAGTTTAGAATTCAAAAAACTTTTTTGCGTTTTGTGATTCCGCCGATGCCATCTCCCATTTAAGTGCACCGAAGAAATCATTAAGTTTATTTTCTAATTCTGCTTTATATATTTCATCTCTATCAATGTAGGTATCGATAAAATCTAAT